AGGTGTCTATAATGAAAGTCAGCAATGGATTTATTTGACATAAGATCAACTCCTCTTTAATTGATATTATATCATATTTTCATAATCATTCTTATACCTATTTAGAACTACATAAGCAATGATCAGTGCAACAGTTCCATCAATTCGTTTGTACTTTGAGTTAAGTTTTGAAGGCTGTATGTTTCCATTTAAGTCAACTTTGGCTTGTGTGTTTGCTAAACACCACTTCAATATAGGGTTATTGTTATAATTTACGATTTTATTCTTTAGATCTGCTTCCATGATTTTCATTGGTTCAGACAAGGTATATATTCCTTGCCGTATCTTTTCCATATTAAATCCTAGATCTTCCATCTCTTTTATCCAGTACTGTGAGTTCCAAGGATCGTATCCAACCCAGAGTGGTCTTATTCCATAAGTTTGAATCATCTTCATAAACCATTGTGTGACTAGACTAAAATCGTTTTGATTTCCTTCAGTTAATGTTACAAGACCTTTCTTAATCCATATATCATAGGGAACATTATCTTCTTTGATTCTCTTTTCTATGACTTCACTTGGCATAAAGAAATGTGGTATTACAAATTTCTTGTTGGTATCTCGTTTTTGAATAACAAGTACTGCAGCTGTTAAATCTGTTGTAGAAGATAAATCAACTCCACCGATTGCATAAGAGTCTCTTAACTCATCAATAATATATGTTTCTTCATTGTTTAAGTCATCAAATGATAACCAGGAACCTGAATCTGCTTGCTTGATATTAAAGTCTTTACAGAGCATTGTTACTCTTGTTGATAGGTCATGCTTTGATTTGTTCATAACATCTTCTAAGTAGTTATTAAGTTTGACAACACCAATACTGGGATTGGATTTCTGCCAGGTCTTTGGATCCTCATATATTTCTTTTGTACTGTCTTGTGTATATAACCAGGGCAGTACTCTTTCATCGTCAATTTCACCTTTTAGCATCTTACGTGTGTAGTCCAACTTATTATCTAAAAAACCACCAACGGTTGTCCCTTCGGTGGTTATGATGAATATAAGCGGTTCTTTTTTCGTTGACTGTGATTGTTTAATTGCATCATAGACTTTAGAATCCGTCATTTCATGCACTTCGTCTATACAACCAACTTCAATATTATAGCCATCTTTGTTTCTGGATTGTGCAGAGAGTTTTTTTATCTTGTTTTTTGTCTTTGGAGAGTAGATATGATAAATGTTCTTTTTGCTTCTTGTCTCTTTGGATAAAGCAGGAGATTGTTCTCGCATGTTATTGATTTCTTCAAAGAGGATGTTTGCTTGTTCCGTTGTATTTGAAGCACATACGATATCAACACCACCTCTTGATAGAAAGAACTCAGCTAAATCAATACCAGCAACAAATGTCGTCTTTCCGTTTTTACGAGCTATCAGTAGTATAACTTCATTAAACCTTCGGAGTCCTGAATCTGCCATTTTGAAACCATATGCTGTTTGTAGTAATGCTTTCTCCCAAAGTTCAAGTTTAAATGGCATACCATTAAAGGGAGACTTTGTATGTTTACAGAATGTTTCAATAAAATCAATTCTCAGATTCCCCGGTTTTTCATCAAAATGATATCTAGGATCTTCTAAATCTCGAGTTAAAAAATCAAGTTCTGTTTTTAACTCCTCCCCTACTATGATAGTCCCATTTTTGATTTCATTGTAATACTCAACTAGATAGTTCATTCTTGAGCTCGTTTAAGAAATTCATCAAATGCATCATCTCCATCATCAACTTGCGTACCAAGAATACTGTTTAGTGTTTTAATAACCGTTCCATATGAGTTCACAAGTTTAGTATAATATTTAGCTGCTTCTGTTTGTCTTTGCGCACCTTTATTTGATATTTGAATGGCACCGTATTTTCGTATTTGTACTTGCAACTTATCAAGTTCCAGTTTCATAAATGCAGCTTGATAGATTAAATTGTCAACTAGTTCCGTCTTTGATTCATCAACCAAAGAAAAAAGCGATTTTAATCGCTTATACTCTATATTTATCATATTATTCACTACCAAATTTTCTCGAGTCTATCAATATAGCATGAGGTACTTTTTCTCTCCAAGCTTGTTGTTCAGCTAAGTTATTCTTTTTGTCGTATATATAAATAGTTACTTCTTTAATACTATTTAATTTATTTAGTAAGTACTCATCACCAAATGGTGAAACTCCAAAAACCGAAATACTACTCAAATTATCTAACCCAGAATATAGTTGTTTAATTTTCACTTCTTCAATTCTTTCATGTATGATAAAACCATTAACTCTATATTTTTGCTGAAAATCCAATGCTTGCTTTTTATTAATATTATATCTCAAAGGTAACATTATTAGTTCATCAAGATTAGTTATAGGGAAAAAGTAATATCCAGTTAACATCTGATCAATTGTAAATGCATAATCAATATCAGTTTTCATTTTATTATCATCAATTCCAAAGTCTTCTCGCCTAAATGGTTTATAATTAAGCTTACCATGTAAATGCTTAGCGATATTATTATCATCCCAAAATTCGTAATAGTTTAGAGAAAATATATTTTTATATGACTTCAACTCATCAACTATTTTTTCAGGCAATACTAAATCAACTAGCTTATTGTCTTCTATAAATAGTGCATTGATGAATAACTTTTTTAGCAATTCTAGCAACTCATAAAATTTGTCTTTTGTTAACTTATTAAAATAGCCCTGCTTCCTTCTTTCAATTATCAATTTAAAACAGTCAAATAGCAAATCTTCTAAACCTTTAGAGTAATTGCTAAAATCAAACTGTTCTTCTAGATCTTTAAGAAAGGCAACGTTATACTGATACTCAAAAAAATCAAATGCAGTTGGTAACATTTTTTTAATACGCAAAGCTATTTTATTTGTTTTAAAACGATCGCTAACTGTTAAATTAATCCCATTACCAATTAGTAAGTTTTCTCTATTCATTATTGTCACCCAAAAATCAGATTTTCAAAATTTTTGCCCCATGTTTTTTAATTGCCCCCATACGCGGTACCCTTCGCAATCACTAATTAAGGATTGGGGCGGGGGTTATAATAGTTCTGATAACTCTGTAATTTTATCATTTATATTATTATTTACTCCGTCTAAATACTTAATCACTTCATTTAATGGAGTAATACTTCGCATATGATTAAATGAGTTATTACTATATAAGTCTTTGAATTTGCCGTGTGCAATTTTAACATCCCTTAAAATAAAATTAGCCTTGTCTTTAAATTTTTGATCAGTAATCACAAGCAAAGTAGTCTCAATATCGTTTATTAAATTTTTTGTTTCTTCTACTAAATAGGACTTTTCTTTAGCTCTTCTTTGTTTTCCCATGATAGAAGACTCTATACTCCTACCAAAATGATCATTTGAAAATTCATCAATGAAATCCTGGAACTTCTGTTTGATTGCATTTAGGTTCTTAATTATATTTTGCTTTTCCTCGTTTGTATTTTGCGGTGCTTCGTAATATGAACCTGCAATAATAGTCTTAGCTTCTTCAATATTATTAACAGTAAAATTAATTGAAATTGTTAAGGCAAAAGTAATAGTTAAGGTAACTGCAATAGAAAGTGTCTTAACTACCTCGACCAGGATATTATCCTCCATAAAACTAATCACTGTTGTTAAAATTAAGACTATTGATAGAATTGATAATGTAATCACCACTAATTTAGAATGTTTTGATAGATATTCGAGTATTCTTTTTCTCAAGCGAATCACTCCCCTTTTTATAATTATACCAAAAATTAATTATAAAAACGAGGTTTATCCTGAAACCAAATTACCATCCTTATCGAACTGCTGTGACTTGGAGAAACGCTTGTGTTCCTCATTGTGACACTTCCTACATAACAGTTCTAGGTTCTCTTGATTCAAACTTATCTTTGGATCCATTACATTATGGACAGTTAATCGCTTCTTATGATGTACTTCTTCACCTAAAGCACCACACCGTTCACACTTTCCATTGGCCTCTCGTATCTTGATTTCTCTTGCTACTTGCCATGGAACAGACTTATAAAACCGATGTATTTCTTTAGGTTTTCGCATAAAGATTTCTCAATTCAGTGATCTTATCGTCTACGTGTTCCCAACGAACATCTAAATCTTCACGTCCAAAATGACCATACTTCGCTAACTCCTGGAACTTAACTTTATCAAGGTTGAGTTCTTTTCTTATGCTTTCAGGTTTGAAGTTAAATATATAATTAACTAACGCTTGAATCTCTTCATCAGATGTAACTCCAGTATCAAATGTATTTACTAATACACTCACTGGTTTCGCTACACCGATAGCGTAACTCAAGTGAACCTCGCAGTGTGTGGCCAAACCTGCCCCTACAAAGGTTTTCGCTACATATCTAGCATAATAAGCCGCACTACGATCAACCTTGCTTACATCCTTGCCAGAAAAGGCTCCTCCGCCATGTTTAGCATAACCTCCATACGTATCAGCAATAATCTTTCTACCAGTTAAACCTGAATCTGCATAAGGTCCACCAATCACAAACTCACCAGTTGGATTGATTAATACTTCTGCCTCAACAATCGTATCGAAATCAAATACTTTTGTAAGCACCTCGTTAATGATAATGTCTTCTGCTTGTTCTAAGAAGACACCTGGTTGTGTTTGTGCTGAGACTATAACTGTCTGTATTTTCTTTGGTCTACCATTTTCATAACCAACAGATACTTGACATTTACCATCAGGTCCAAAGACATGTGAATATTTTTCTTTACGAATCTTATCCATTTCTTTTGATATTTGATTTGCTAACATAATTGGTAAAGGCATGAGTTCTTGTGTTTCATCACAAGCATAACCAAACATAATCCCTTGATCTCCAGCACCTTGTTCATGTGACTCGGTTGAGTTCACTCCAAGAGCGATATCAGCTGACTGAGTACTAATTTTCTCAATTACTGTAAATAGATTATTATAGCCAATTTCTAACAGTTTCTTTTTTGCAATGTCTGCGTAATTTACTTTCGCAGTTGTTGTTACCTCTCCAAAGACAAATACTAAATCATCTTTAATTGCTGTCTCAACTGCTACTCTTGCATTTTTATCTTGTTCTAAAATCGCATCTAATATTGAATCACTGATTTGGTCACAGACTTTGTCAGGATGTCCACTAAATACTGATTCACTTGTTATTACTTGCATAAAACATCATCTCCTTTATAAACGAGCAAAAAAGGAGCTTACTCGCTCCTAAGTTCTGATTTTGGTAAGTATGCTGTGTATCTTGCATATTGGTATCCTTCACTTTCTACTAGGATGCCAAAGTCATGCTCATCGCTTGTTACAAACAAGCAGTGAAAAACATCTAAGTTGTCACAATACATTAAATCAATATTATTTTTAATGAACTCATAATCACTCAGTGGTTCATCAATGAACCGATTGAACTCTCTTGGTTCCAGTAGAATCTCTTTTTCAATGATAAACTCATCTTGTGGTATTAATTCGTAGTTTGTTGCTTTTCTGATAAAGTTGGCTTTCATTTAGTAATCTCCCATGCTGTATATACCGAGCGATACGTACAATCCCAAGTATCAATAATTACTCCATCAACGCAAGCGACAATATGTCCTGCCATTTTAAGGATATAAGTTCCTTTTGGGTGTAGTTTTGTAAAATCACTACCTTTGATTCTTGGCTCACCTTTCACTGCTTTAAATATAAGTCTAGGATAATCTTTCAAATAATCGTATAAAAATGTGGTGTCCTTGTAACTGGAATATCCTAGTTCTCTTTTCTTTCGATTTAATTCTCTACGGCACTCTAAATAATCTGTGTTTGTTGCTGTGGCGATTGCTCTAACAACGCAATCTGATGTTTTGATTCCTTTAGGATGTGCATTAAATTCTTTAAACATATAAATCGTCTCCTTTTCTTTTTGTTATTACATATATCACTCAAATGAGACGAAATAGCAAGTTATTTTTTCACTATAGAGACTTATTACGAAAAATTATCAAAATGGCTTATTAAAGACCTTTTACCGTTTCTGATTAAGTAACACTTATCACATGATTCTTTATGTTTGATGTATCGTTTTACTATAACATCGACAAACTTCTCATCAAGTTCCATCAGATAGGATTTACGATCAAGTTGATCCGATGCAATCATTGTTGAACCTGAACCACCAAACAAGTCTAGAATCGACTCGTGTCTTCTAGATGAATTACTGATTGCTTTCCCTACAAGTTCTAATGGTTTCATTGTCGGATGTTCTTCATTTCGTTTTGGTTTGTTATATTCCCATATGGTGTCTTGAGTACGATCATCTACAAAGTAATGAGCTGCTCCTTCTTTCCATCCATATAGAATTGGTTCATGTCGCCAGTGATAATCCTGTCTGCCAAGTACCAATGCATTCTTAACCCAAATCAAACATTCAGCGAGTTTATATCCTGCATTTTTGAATGCATTTCTAAAGTTAAGTCCTTCGGTGTCTGCATGACAGACATAAATAGCACCACCAGGTTTTGTATGATCAAACATATTTTGAAATGCATCATATAAAAAAAGATAGAAGGTATCATCTTCCATCTTATCGTTCTTAATCTTACCTGCAGTTCCTTCGTAGTCCACATTATATGGTGGATCTGTAAAAACCATATCAACTAGGTTTCCATCTAGTAGTTTTTCAACATCACCCTGACTTGTGGAATCACCACACATTACTCGATGTGGTCCAAGTTCATAAATGTCACCTGGTTGTGAAAAAGGAACTTGTGGTATTTCATCTGTAATATCAAAGTCATCATCTGTTGCATTATCCGGTAGCAACTCTTCTAGTTCTTCAAATCCGAACTGAAGCATATCCATATCGATGTTTGCAAGTTCATCCTCTAATTTTGATAAATCCCATGTGGCAAACTCTGATGTCTTGTTATCCGCAAGCCTGAATGCTTTGATTTGGTCTTCATTTAAGTCATCCGCGATAATACATGGCACTTCTATCAAACCAAGCGACACAGAAGCTTTTAAGCGCGTGTGTCCCGCAATAATTACGTTATCACTTGTCAACACAATTGGTACTTTAAATCCAAACTCTTTTATGGAGTTGGCCACAGCTTCTATAGCTTCCTCATTATGCCTTGGATTATTATCATATTCTACAAGATTATTTACCTTCTTCATCACTACTTGCATTCGACCAATTCTCCTCTTTATTTCTTATACGTTCATATAAGGCTTCAATTTCTTCTTTTTTCTCATTGAAATCACGTCCAAACTTAATGATCAACAAATATCTGATTGCTTTCATATCTGGTTGTGCTTTCTTTTTATATTTTACAATACGCTTTTTCGTACCACTTTTTGTTTCCTCGATGGTTGTTTGTGACTCTTCATACTCATAACCAGTAGCCTTTTTAATCATCGTATCTAATAAAAGATATTTAAGATCATCATTTGCGAAAACAAACGCCTGGTTCATCTTAGGATATCTGTTCTTTAATTTATACATTGTTTTCTCAGACATACCGAGTAATTTCGCGACTTCTTTTTGTGTAACACCATCATTTATCCAATTATGGATGTCTTTTAACTTCTTATCTAGTAAGCCGTCTCTTTTCCACTTTTCGTAGTAATCTAGCGTTTTTCCTCTCATATTTATCACCCAACTGTACAGTCAATATACCGAAATACTGTAATTACTTACCAGTTGAGTACTACAATTCTTTCTGCAAAAGAAAAAGGAAATCCAAATCGGACTCCCTGTTCTTCTAGGCTGTATTTTTAGCCAGTACTCCACGATATAAAAAGACTATCATAATTGTCAATTTTTGTCTATGCGCTCAAAGTGCTAGTTCATGCGGTTTTAGTCTCAAAACTGTATAGTCAATTAATGGTTGTCATATATCGAGATATTTCTTTATTGGTTTTGAGTAGCGTTCACAAGTATTATTCCTATTGTTGACTAAAATAAAACAAAAATCAAAGCCTATAATCCCCAGAACCTATTGAAGAAATCAATTAATCTATCTATGACATTTTTTTTCTTCTTACTTCTGCTTATACCTTCTGAATTACTAAACATTGAAATTGGTGGGAGAATTTTTACAATAGAAGTGCCTGTTTCTCTAATTTCACCATTTCTAAACGCTTCTTTAATAAAATGCTTGGTTTCCTTAAATTTTAAATTTTCTTCTCTAATAATCTTTTCTAACTCTTCTGCTTTCTTTTTTTCAATATACTTTTGCCATGCATCTGTAACTGATGCGTCTACATTTAATGACTCAATAAAACTGAGAATCAAATCTTTCTTATTTCTTAATGAAGGTGATGAATCTATCGCTTTTTTAATTTCTATTTCCTTATCTTCAGTCTGATCATTATGGAATTTATCAACAAGTAATAGTATATAATCAATATTGACCTCAACTGATTTAACCAACTCAATTTCAAATTCTATATCGTCATTGATTGATTCAGCATCACCACTTCGTGTTCTTCTATATTTATCATATAAACTTAAATACATGCTTTGGTAATCTTGATAATCAAAGTCACTAATAATCTCCTTGCCTTTATAATCATCAAAGCTTACAAGGATATTTCTTGTTTTTAGTATTTGATTAAACAAAGATATAAATGCCTTCTCTGCTTTTTCACTTAGTATTTGACTTCCAAGTGGATATTGACCTAGCAGGTCTTGTACTAAGTTTTTATAACCCTTAAAGTCTTCATAACCCTCATAATACTCTATAAAGGATTTTAACAATACAATACCACCAGCATCTTTATCACCAAAGACACTAATTGCTTTATTAACTTGTGGTTCTAAATTTCTAAAACAAATAACATTTCCAAATGTTTTTATTGAATTGAGGATTCTATTTGTTCTAGAGAAAGCTTGAATCAATCCATGCATTCTTAGTTTCTTATCGACCCAAATCGTATTTAGAGTTGTTGCATCAAATCCAGTTAAAAACATATTAACTACAATTAATAAGTCAACCTCTTTATTTTTAACCCTTAAACTCAAATCTTTATAATAGTTCTGGAATTTCTCGCTAGAAGTATCATAACTTGTTCCAAACGCATCATTATAGTCTTTTATTGCATCCTCTAAAAAGTCTCTGGATGACTTATCTAGTTTTTCAGCACTTTCATTATTTTCATCAAATATACCATCTAGTGACTCATTAGGGCTCCAACTAAAAATAGTGGCTACTTTTAATCTAGCTGCAGGAACTTTACTTTCCTGCTGATTCT